ATAAGGGCCACAGTTTTCTCCTGTGGCTGAGTGTGTTGGTTCTACTGGGGCGGGGTGGGGGTCACGGTCGACTCGTGGAGCCGTGCGGGCTCTACACGTCCGTCGTTCGCGTGGCGTCGATTTGCCGGAGCAGGGCGATCAGAGCCTCCAGGTTGTCCTCGGGCTCGTCTCTGCGCGTCGGGTCTTCCTTCGGCATTGGCCCTGTGATGACTTTTGCCAGGGTGCTTGCCATTTCGCGCGCAAGGCTTGGCGACGGATGTGGCACGGGCAGGTTCAGGTTTCTGAACTTGCGGACGAACGACTGCTGTTTCTCCAGTAGGTCGTTTGTCAGCCGCTGAAGGGCGTCGTGCACCCTGTCGCATTCTCGCTTGTAGGCCGCTCTGAGTTGGTTTTGGTTCTCCATGTGGTCGTCGCTTGTATGGGCCCTGTACGACATCGCCCTTGACTGCCAAGATCTTATCTTTGGCATAGTTTGTCAAAAGGGCCGGCATGCCGTCCAGGGTCGCTTGAGCGAGGACCAGGTCACGTTGCCTGAGCTCTTGTGGGAATACTCCCAGAATCTTCGCGCAGGCGGCCGTGATCATTTCAGAGTCCTGCTGTGGCCATGACTGTCCAGCTTTGAACTCCTCTTCGCGTGTCAGATTCTTGGCACTCAGGCCAGTAAGTTCCAGCACACGTCGAGCCCAGGTTCCAATGAGTGGTGTCTTGGAGTCGGTGGCCATATAGCCGGTGGCCTTGTTGGTAAGGCCCTGCTCGCGTGACACGTTCTTGTTGGCGGTGAGATGGAGTTTGCTCAATGTCCGCATTGGGTCCTGGAAGCTGTCGTCGGTGGTGATCGGGTCGACAAAGTAGCGGCCACAGTATGGCACAGGGTCGCCAGGTGTGACAATCTCGGCGGTCATTTTGAGACCCAGCTGTTTAGCTGTCGCTTCAAGGCGGGCGGCTGCCTCGACCGTGGTCGAGACTAGGCCGTCGTCACCGCAATAGATGCCGAGAGAGTCGATTGCTTCCCTGGTGCTACTTCCCCCGCTGCGCGCAGCGCAGTAACTGACGAACGCATTGATGAAGGTGTTGCCTTCAGTTGTTATTGGCGATCCTGACCGGGTTCCCCAGCCAGGTTCAAACCGTACGCCATTTTGCGTCGTCGCTTTCTTTAAGAACACCTGGTTGAACCAGCGTCGAAGTTCAGGCCTGTGTTCGTGGGAGCACCAACGCATGAGGAGGGCCAACACAACGTCCTTCTGCAAGAACTCACTGATGGAGCCGTCAAAACGGCTGTAGTCTGTGGCTTGCAGGACGCCTCCTTCACGTTTGGCATGCCGCGCCAGCTGTTGTAGGCGGCGGCAGACGGACTTTGGTGTCTTTGTGGGTCCGTACCACTGTTGTTTCGTGCTGATGTCACGCTTGAAAGCGTACACGAAACATGACATCAAGATTGTCAATTCAGCTGACATTGTCGTGATGTTGCGTGGATCATTCGTGGTGGCATATGGCTCAGCCTTAACGAAGCACTGCAGGCGGTTGCCGTTGAGCATAGACATGATCTTGCTCACCATTCGGAACCGTTGTTTTTGTGCTCCAGTTTTGAGGTATTCCTGCATTTGGTGTACATGCAGTGGTATTCCTCGGCCTTTGTTTGGCACCATCGCCTTGACAAACTCAGTAGCCCAGATCTTAAACTGCGCGGTGGGCACCACCCCATTTCTGGGTTTCTCGACACGCCCTGCAATGGTTGCCTCGTCACTGCTGACACTGCGTGTGGGCATGACGGATGGATTGGCGACCAGAGGATTGTGTAGAACAACCCCGGAGGGTTTCCCGTCCTCTGTGGTGAGGGTGCCAATTGGTTGGAAACTGGCCTCGAGAATTGTGGTGTGCACCACGTTTGGAACAAATTGGTTGTCTGTTATGAGTTCGAAGAGAAGAGGGGCATTCAGGGCAAAGTCAGGGTCGTCGGCGGCTATGAGCAAGCGCTCGACATCCGCGACGACTGGCGCTGCTTCTTTATGATGTATGCGCTTCCGGATTGCCTCGTAGGTGCGTCCAGCGATGTTAATTGCGTGGCGCCCTTCTTCCCTTTTCAGAGACAACTTGTCTGTGACTGGGTCGTACAAATACGTGATCCCATCTTGGACGAAGTTCTTCCGTCTGATGGGCTGTGGGTTGAACATTTCTTCCCAGTACCCAGCTTCAACGCGGGCCATTGGTACGAGCCACACTATACGGTGCTGCTCGTCGCCAGCTATCATTTTCTGTTCAATATTGTAGACGCAAAGGTTACCGTCGTCATCGCACACTGAGAACGTGTCTCCGGTGTAATTCCACAACAGGTGGTCGTAATGTCCACCGCCGGCCACGTCGTAATACATGCGGTTATTTTGCAAATAATACGAGCATTCACCGTTGCGGTAGGAAACTGTTGTGGGAACGGCTGTGTACAGAATGATTGGCTGGAACAGCTTGGCCCACGCGTTGATGTCACAGTAGTAGTCCACGTCGCACATGATGATGCAACAGTCGTCGGTGAGGTCGTCATGCTGATAGGGTATCGCCAAGTCCTTCTGATGATAGAAGAACCGGCTCCCGCCATTGAGGTCATGGTTTGACCGCGACACGTTGTACGGCGTGTAAGCCGCGCGTGTCGCAAGGTCATTCATGTACTGGTTGGCAGACGATCTGTGCATTGCCGACCGTTGGTGTGTGTGTTGTTTTGACACGCCAATTAGTTGTATGCGGTCAGTGTGAGGGACTAACAATTCACGGAGCTTGCGTGTACGCTCAACGTGATGTTCCAAAAGTTTGGACATTCTCTCAATGTCATGATCCACGAGACACAGCCAGCAGAGGACAAGCCTGACTCGTCGAATGAGTTCGCGATACGCATTGCGCAAATAGCGACAGGCGCGGCGAGCTCGGCTCAAGGCGAGTTTCGGTTTGTATTCTCTGGGCATCGTGGTGCTCGG